CTCCTAATTCATAAACCAACTAAAAGCTTTATCGCTTTCAGTATTATTTTTGTTAATTAATGTATTAACCGCCTCTTCAATCTGTCTTTGAAAAAATTCTTGTGTTTCAATTGAGTAACGAACATTATCTATATTTATTGTATCAGCCATTATCTGTTACCGCCTGGTGATGCTGTTAAATCTATTCCTTGTGCATGATTCCAAATACTTCCAGCTGGTATTTTTACATTTGCTCTCATGTATCTACCTGATTGTCTTACAGGGTTAATACCTGAGCTGTTCATTGCGCTTGATGTAGATGTTGTAACTGCATCGGCCAATCTATCTCTTGTTTTTACAGTTACACTTGCACTAGCATCAACTATTGGTCTAATACCAGTTATATCAGCTCTAGCATTTGGAAATATTTCAGTTTCTTTAGTTTCTATTTCTGCCTCTAAAGTAGTTCCAGAAAAAATAGCCGCTTTAAAATTTTCATCAATAGCACCTAAGTATAAATGTCCTGTTGTCCAAAAATCTGTATCAAGTGAAATATTAATATCATCTAAGTTTTCACTTACAATATCCATTAGCTCAACTGTGTTAGCTATTACAAATTGTTTAAAAATTTGTGATGCTTTAACTTTAGCAACTGACCATTTTTGAGTTACATAATTATAAATTAATAATTTATCACAAATACCAGTAGTATTTGGATTATCTTTACTTGGATATAACCATATAGCTAATTGATTAAATGGATCTACTGCCGCTGTAATTCTATCTGTATAAGCTTTGTTTAAATCACTTTCAAAAAATCTATTAACTTTTTCTGCACCAATTGGTAATACTTGATCACCATTTAATTGATAAAAACCATCTGATGAGTAAAAGAAAACTTGTCTGTTGTCCTGGCAAACTGTTTGGCCATAAACTGCGCCCCTGTTTGGACTTATAACTGAAAATCTAAATACTGTTGAGCCGCCAACAAAATCAAGTCTTGTTATTTGATCTTGCCTAAAAATGTAACCAATCTCACCTGAGGTTATGGCCACAACCTGACCACCACTACCAGGTAAGTCTTGCAAATCAGATGATTTAACACCACTTTCCCATGTAGAAATATCGTTTAAACCTGACCATTGTACTCTGTTTTTGGCATTTTCAATATTACCAGTCACTAAAAAATCCCTTACAACACCACTTATTTTAAATTTAGCTGGTACTGTGCCTGAGCCTTGTGCTGTAACTAAGCTTTGCAGTGTTGCAAAATTAGTTGATGTACCCATTAAGTAATACATTGGTGCATCTTTGCCATTACTAGCAATTATATATTGGCCAAATTGTGTAAATGTAAAAAAATCTGTATCTGTACCACTAACAGTACATGAGCCTTTAACACTAGCAAAAGTACCAGATGTTAATTTATAAATATTGTCTTTAGTACCCACAAAAGTAAATACTGTATTTGTATTATCTCTAAAACTACCAGCACCTTTAGCATTTTGTGTAACAGTTGATGCACCACTATAAGCTACCAAACCTTTAACTGGTTTATAACTTGTTTGTGCATGGTACACATTTGTAGCCACAGTTGCGCCTGGATTCAAATGAGCTGGTTGGTCTGGCAACCATTCGCCAAAAGGTAGTTGCATAATATTAACCTGAGTTTTGTGTTGATGTAAAATTAGATTGGAAAGATGATGCTACTGTATCTTGACTTCTTACTTGTAAAGGCGATCCACTAAATTGATCTTCCCTGTCATTTAGCTCTAATCTTTCTAAAGCTGTTGCGTACATCTGTTCCCATTTACCTAATCTAACTGGATCTATGCCACCTAAAAAATTGGCCGCATGAAACAAAGCACCATACAAATAAATTGCTGGATGATTTGTTAAAATATAATTTGTTGCAGTTGATGAACTTAAAGCATCAAAACTTTTATAATAATTTAATACACCAGAATATGATGTATCTGGTTTTGGCATAAATCTAAATGTACTGCCTAAAATTGTATAAGCTACTGGTACACCAGTGTTTGATGTGCCTTTAGTAGAGTCCATTTGTGATGGAGTCATATATCTTAAAGGATATTTAGTTGCCCCACTTAATATATAAAAATCTCTTACTTGTAAAAAACCAGTTGGTAAATTTTCTGTTTCAGCATTAACTGTAATTGTTGTTTGAGCTATCATATCTCTAACTCTTAATTTAGAGTTAAGATCCGCCTCAGTTAATTTAATAAAATCATCTTGTATTTCAGATGTTAAATCTGATCTATTTAACCAATTAGCAATTGATGCTTTTAATTCTGTATATGTTGATAGTGCCATTAAAATTTTCCTGGTGCTGTTCTAAAATATCTAAAATCAGAACTATTTAATTTTTCTTTTAAAATTTTGCTTTGAACTTCTTTAGGTAAAGCAAACCAATTACCTTGATTGGTATCTTTGTTATATTCTTTAGCCCATATTTCTAAAATTAAAGTTGGAATAGATGCTATTCTTTTTAATCCTTTACCTGGACTATAACCATCATTTTGGTTGTATAACTTTTTATTGTGTTCAATAATTGGTTTAAAATCTTGAGACCTTTTTTGAACAACTCCATTTTTATCGTTATCAAAATAAGTATTAGTAATTAAACCATCTTTATCTTCAAGTATTTTTCTTGCCATTATCTTCCTTGACCCTTGTATCTTGTAAGTTTTTTATTTCTTTTTTCAGATTTATTTAAACTTTTTTTATGGACTCTAGGTCTTTTTTTTGGTTTTGGTCTTGGTACAAAGTGAACAAACTTTTGTCTGGCCACTAAGCACTCATTTCAGTTACATAGACATTTGTAGATGATCCATGAAACACAGCAATTTTTTCCCCAGCTGTTACTTTTAAAATCTCAATTTCACCTGATGGTAAAAGTGGACTTGTAGCAGATGCAGTTGGATTTGTGCTTATTGCAAAATGACAATTAGCATCACCAACAACTCTTATGTAAGTAGTTCCAGCAGTAAAAGCTGTACTAGCTTGAGAGGCATTATTTGTAGTTAGTTTTTGTGTTGCGCCTGGTCTTAGGCCATAATTATAACTCATTTTTGTTTTCCTTTATTTTTTTCTTTTCATTTTAGATTTAATAATCTTCAATTTAAGTTTTTTGGGTAAAGTTCTTTGTTTAGCTGTTAAAACAGCTTTACCTTTCATTTTACCTTTCATTAGTATTTTCTCATTTTTACTTTTTTGCCCATTTTCTTAGCAGTTTTTTTAGCCGCCATTTTTCCTTTTTTTGTATAAGCAAATTTCTTTTTTCCTACCATTGGCATAATTTATTTCCTTTTTGGTTTTTGGGGGAAGTACCGCTAGGCAAGATCCCCCAAATTCTATTATCTTCTAATTACATAAGTAAGTTCCATCTTAGATGCGTTAGTTGATCCACCATTAGTGATGGCCTCAATAACTGATCCTTCATTAACATTATTTAATGAAGTAGGCTCAACTTCGTATTGTTTTCCAGCTGATCCTGATGCAACATGACTAATTGCGGCTGATGTACAAGCTACACCATCTATTTCAAAAGAAATAGCGGCTGTTCCTGTTGTTGCCGCTTTGTTATGTGCGAAGATTTTAACAATTCTACCACCATCAGGTACTACAACAAAAGTTGAAGATGCTGTTGATACACTAGGTATGTGTGATGTTAAAAAATAATCGTTAAGTGTTCTCATGTTTTTTCCTTTTTTATTTGCTTCGTTCCGTCATTGACTTCAAAGACCAAACAAAATGTTAATTAAAATAAGAGGGGATATAAAACCCCCTCCTATAAATGTATTGATTAAGCAGTTGTTAAATCGAATACTGCGCCTGATGCTTCTTGATTTTTAGAAGTCAGTGTGTACTCACATAACATTGCTTTTTTATCTGCGTCACCGCTTTTAGCTAAGTCAACTAATTGGAAGTCTCTTAGGTAAGCTACTGACCACATATCAGGTGATAAAACAAAACAGTCTCTTGATCTAGAGAATCTGTTAGGCATAGCAGTTAAAGCACCAAAATCACTTTCGTAAATTTCAACACTAGCTACTAGTCTTTTGTTTTCTGCTGGGTCAAATCTAGTTGATCCACCAGTAAAGCCTGATAGTTTTTGTTTGTTAAAAGATCCAAGCATAAGCATAGATGGATCTCCACCAGAGTCCCAACACTGCTTAACAACATCTTTTAGTTGCGCTTCAGTGAAAGCTCTTTGAGTTCCATCAGTTCTAGCTGTACCTGGAACATCAGCACCACCTACTTGACCATTAGCACCATTCGCACCAACACTTGTGTTAGCTTGAATCCATGCCGCTAGACCAGATAGTCTTCTTGGTGTAGTATCGTCACCAACAACTGAAGTTTGGTTTGCAGTTAATGAAGTTTCCATATCTCTTTTTAGCTCTTTTGAAGCTTTTGAGATTTGGTAAGCAAGTTCATTATTTCTACCAGCTAAATTAACCGCTTCCATAGTACCAGAAACGATAACAGCTTTTCTTGAAATCTGTGTTCTATTTCCAATTCTTGAAGTTGGGCTAAGTGCGTTAAAAGTAATTTCATCACCTTCAACTTGGTAGTTGTTACTTGCCGCCGCCGCTAATGCGTCGGTCTGCCACTCATGATAAACATTTGTAGCTTTTGATTTTCCAATTGATGACATGAAAGGAGTATCTGTTGGACTGATATTGTAAATAATATCTGCCAGGTCTTCTCTTTCACCTACTGCATCATACTGGGAAAATGTATTTCCTATTTGTGCCATTGTATTGTGTCCTTTGTTTGAGGTTATTGTTTATTGATCATATCTAAAAATATGCTGGTCGCATCTTTCATGTTTCCAGATTTTTTTAGTCGGCTCAATTTTTCTTTTCTAGATTTTGAATCAAAATCAGCCTTATCTTTTTTAACCCCAGATGAAAATGGTTTGCTAGGTTTCGTAATTTTTCTTGCAATATTCGGTTTAGAACTTTGCATATTACGATACTTAATAGCATCCCTTACCAACAACACTATTCTATGATCACTAACACTGTTAATTTCAGTATCAGTAAATCCATAAGCTTTCATATTAGTATTAATATCTCTGCTTAGAACAGCGGCTTTTTCAGGATCGGATAACTCAGGTAGTTTTGTTTTTAACAGCTGATGCTGTTCCATAACATACTTTTGTTTTTCCTGTTTCCTAGCGGCCTCAGTTTTTCTAATACTATCGTTAAGCATTTCTTGTTTTCGTCTTAAACGATGGTCTATTCTTGCGGCCTCTGTTGGGTCTTCCTCATACAACTTTGTTAAATCAGCAGAACTTATCTCCTGGTTTAATTGTTGTTGGGCAAAAGATAGGGCTTGATTAACTTCATCAAACTTTGAAGATAAATCTTGCCTTTGCTTTTCCGCATCAGATTGAAATTGCTTTTTTTCAAAAGCTAAATCCTCAGTCTTTCTGCGATAGTCTGCATCTCTACTATAACCATTCCTCAATTCATCAAGGGTAACATCTAATTCTTGACCAGCAACTTTTACCTTGTAGGTGGAATCTTTTTGTGTCTCTTGAATCTCAGTTTGTTGTTCGTCTTGAGATACTTGTTGCTCAGATACTTCCGCATCTTCGCTTATTTCCTGTTCCTGAGGTTGTTCTTCGGTAGAAGATTCCTCATTTTGTGGCTCAGGAGAATTCTGTTGTTGTGTTTCTTGTTTTGGTGGCTCTGTTTGTCCAATAGTTTCCTCTTCGGATGGGTTTAATAAACCACTTATTGCACTTGTAGCCTTTGTCATATCAGTTTCCGCACCCTTTAATGGGTTTCTTAGATTGTCTGCCATGTTTTTTGTCCTTTTTTAAGTTAAGTTCCTCTTATGAGGTTGACCTATCCCAATCATTGCGACTAGAATTTTTTATTTTTTATTTGTTCTCTAAAATCTTCCAATTGTTTATTAGCAAGTTTGCCAGTATCAACAATTTCGGCTAAATGTTGTTCAACTTTACCTACTACCTGGTAAGCTAACCATAATTTCTCTCTAGCCTCAGTTTCTTTAGCACCAGTATTAAACAAACTTTGTGTATATAAATCTTTAAGTTTAATAAATGCGTTTTTTAATAAATCGTTTTCTAAAAGTTGTTTAGCTTTGTTCGATTGGGTCACTTCCTTTTGGAGTCTGCCCTGTTCCAGTTTGTTCATTTAAGCCTTTAATTTGTTTTTGTAACTGTTGTGAACTGTTGGATGAATCTCTAAAGTCTTTAATAGACTCTGATACTAATATTTTATTTAAATCAGCATCTGCTTTTAGTTGTTGTGAATCTATTTGTGCATTGTATTTAAGCTCAAGTTCTTTCATTTTAATTTCTTGCTCTAATAACATTCCAGCATTTTTAGATTTTACCTCTTTAAGCTCTAATTCTAATTGTGCATTTTTTCGTTTTTCCTCAGATGCAATTCTAGTAAATTCTATTTTTTCAATTGGTGTAGGTGCTGGTGGTTGTTGTGGTTTAACCATTTGTTTGCCCATGTCAGGATTTACAAAATAATTATCAACATTTTTTAAACCAGCATTTTCAATTATTTTAGATAAACTATTATAAATATTTTTTAAGCTAACCATTGGATATTCTTGGCCGCCCTGTAATTGGAAAGCTTGTAATTGTCTTTCCAAAATATTATTCATCATCATTATTTGTTGGTCGTTACTACCAGTACCTAAGCCAACACTAATTGTAATATTGTATCTGTTTCGCCACTCAGTAGGTCTTACAGGAACAAACTCATTATTTAATTCTACAATTCTTTCTTTGTCCTGGTACTTACAACTTAATTCAAATATTTTTTTAAATAAATCTTTAATACCAGTTTCAGCAAATACTCTAGCTACTAATTCCATTCTCATTTGAGATTGAGTCATTAGTGCATTAACACCAGTAGCAGTTTTATTTAAACTATCTGCATCCAGGCCTTGATTATATCTTGTAATACCAGTTCTAGTTTCTCTAACAGTATCTAAATATTCTAATAATGGAAATGCTTGTTGCGAAATAGTTTGATTTTGCATTGGCATCATAACTTGACTTGGTGGTTGTTTAGTTCTTACAACTCCGCCAGGCCTTGAAGTTAATAGGTCATCCAGGTTGACCATACCATCCATAATAGCAACTCTATTATTATTAGTTAAATACATATTATCTAACAGCTGTCTCATTACTGTTGATTTAACTAATTGAACATCCTCTACTAATTCAGCCACACTTCGACCATAAAATCTGTGCGCCATTGGAATAGGTGTAATTGAACAAAATGGCATATTATCACAAGCCATATTTTCTAAAATAGTATAACCACCCATACCAGCAACAGTAACTTTTCTAAGTTCAGCAATACCATCGCCATCAGTATCAACTCTTATGTAGCATTCAAAAAGTTCTATCTCTTCGGTGCTATGATCTGGTGCATCGTTATAAGGTGTTTCATCAATGTCAGAATATCTTTGTAATCTTTCATTGTTTAATAAAATATTATTTGTAGTTGGTAGATCCGCAACTATTTTTGGATCAAAACCCATTTCTAAAAGCTCACTTCTAGTTTTAGTAACTCTATGTGCTACAAAGTTTGCATCATCAATTGATTTTGCAGTTCTTTGAATTAAAAATTCCTCAGGTGGTATGTTTTCTATTTTAACTTTGCCAGACCCACTTGTTCTTTTAATAATAACATTGTGTAACATTGGTACAGGCATCTCAGGTACAATTTCGCCAGTCTTAATAGCTATTGCTTTTACCACTTCCATTTGAGCTTTAGCAGTTTCATCTTCAAAACTTTCTTCCTCAACTACCTCAACATTATCATCTTCAACCAACAACCTATATTCATCATCGCTTAAATTTTGATAAGTTTCTTGCTCTACACTTTGAGACTCATCCCAATAAACTTTTATAATTCCATTTTTTTCTAATAGTGCATCTTTAAACCAGGTATATAAAATACTAAAACCATTATTATCTTTATTAAATATGTAATTTATATAATTGGTTACTTGCTCAGCTAATTTAACATCCTCAGCTTTAACAGGCTCACATTTGCAAACTCTTTCGCTTGATGTAAAAATTCTAAGTAAGTTAGGTAATATAGTTTCAACAGTATCAGCTACATCAGTTGATACAACTTGAGACCTCCCATCTATCTCAGTGCCTAGCTTTTCACCCATGTAATACTCTAAAGATTTTTTTCTAGAGTTGGACAAAGCCCCACCCATATACCCTAAAGCATTATTTATTTCGGAATTTATAATCCCTCTTAATTCTATATCTGTAACTTTTTTTGCCATTTTATATTATATAATTTGTATTAACTGGGACTTGTTTTTTCCAATTACTTAATTCAACCCCACCACTTATTATGCCAGTTCTAAAACTATCAGCGCAATGACTTGAAAAATTGTGTAAAGGTTTGTTTTTAAAAGTTTGGTTTTTATCATCCCACCTTTTTTGGTAGGCCTTTAAATACTCAATGCCAGTTGCACATTTTTCTTTATCAAACCAGCAATTAACTAAATTTTTTCGGACTGCCTCAATACCATCTTCTATTGATAGTTTTGGTGCTACCTCAAAAGCAATACCAAGTTCTAAAGCACTTTCTAATCTTGTTTTACCAAAATTACCCAGTTCCCTAACCTTAATATCATGTGGTGCTATATGCTTTGAATATTCGTAATCTTTTTTTCTAATTACATCAGCATAATGGTCTAAACCCTCACCACTGTTTTCGTAATAATCTATTAACCTTATTTCGCCCTTGTGTCTTTGTGCAAACCAAATACTTGTTTGATCATTCATGCCCAAATCCCACCAGGTCTCTACATCCAGGTTATCATCGTACAAATCCTTTTGTATTCTACCTTGCTTGACCAACTCTTCTATTGTTGCGCCATAATAGCTACCAGTAATTGCCGCTTGGAAACTGCACTCAAATTCTTGCTCATACAGGTCGGCTGACATAACATCTTTTGCCGCCTGGAGCTCCTCTTCGTCTAAAATTTTTGTTTCACTTGCTTTAAATACACAAGCATACCAATCTTTGTTTTCTTTAGCCCTTTCATAAAGGTCAAAGAAAAAATTTCGGCCTTTTGGAGTTCCGATAAATATACACCAACCCTTTCGGTCAGCCAGTGCTGGTCTAATTACCTCAGGAAATATAGTTGGCTTTATAGCTTGTGTCTCATCAAAGACACACCCATCCAAAAATATACCCCTAAGGGATTGGTCGTTTTCAGCACCTAAAATAGTAATCCTTGCACCATTAGGTAAATCGCACCTAAGCTCAGATTCATTGAATTTAGTGCCAGGAATTTTATTTGCAAAGGTCTTTATGTAATCCCAAGCCGTCGCCTTTCCTTGTTTGAATGTGGGCGATAGAAAGGCATATCTAGGGTTAGGCTTAGGGTTAGTTAAAGCCGCCTTTAGCATATGGTTAATACATAAAACTGTCTTCCCAGCTCTTCGGTGTAATACCATTACACTGAATCGGTGCTTATCAATTTGTTTATGTAAAAAATTCTGTAATTTTCTTGGTTTGTAAGGAATAACAATATTTGTCATTTAAAAACAAAACCCCCCTGTTAATGTACTGTTACACCTTTAGGGATATTTAATAATTGTTCAATTCCTAGATCATCCATTATATGATTTGAAAAGTATTTACACTCAGTCAAATCATTAAAGCCGCCAAAATGCACAACAACTGAGTTTGTGCTTTCCATAATATAAATTACAGCTGAGTAACCTTTTTTGCCATCTTCGTAATCGAACATATTAAAAACCCTTGTTTGTTTGTGTATGCCACCCCTAAATTTATTTTATAAACCAAATATTGTTTTGGGGGTCGGTTTCCTACAAAACCCCCTGAAATCTGTACCTAAAACATAAAAACTGATTGTTAATCAATTGCTTTGCTTAAATTAACCGCAAAAAATAACATTTATTTATAAATAATATCTTTGTGGTATCTAGGTTATGCTAATTTAGAATGATTCTAAACAAAAGTGTTGCATTTTTGCAACAGTTTAGTTCTATAAGTCAGTCTGTGCTATGTTCATGTGAGTTTCGGATGAATTTAGCATTAACCCAGTAAAATTAGTATTGATTCATAGTATTACTTATCCCATTTAACAGTTAAAGGCTGATTTTTATCGAAATTAAGTGTTGTAGAGTCCTTTTTAGCATAATATTTAGGCTGAATTCGTTCAGCTTTCCATTTACTCATATCTACAAATGATTTTATTAAGTGTGTTTTACCTAAATCTGTTTTTTCTTGTAATCTGCTTTCAGCAAGTGAACTTTTTAATAAATCGTTAGCTTCACTCATTACAAATTCCATTGAATCTACTTTAGCCTCTTCATAAGCACTTCTAAGTGCTGGATCTTTTTTCATCCAGTTTCTAAATGTTTCCCAACAAGGTCTTTCTGGGTCTTTGTTTTGTGGCGATAAAATGGCTCTAAGTGATGCACCTTGTGCTAACTCTTCAAGCATTATCGCAATAATTTTATCGTTTTTTTTAGTTTTATTAGCCATTTTGTATGTAATTAAGGGTTGTAATCCAGTTAATATTGAGCTTAACTTACTTAGATTCATTGATAAACGAATCAAGAAAGGAAAAATATGTTTAATTTATTTAAAAAAAATAAAACATTAAGCAGTAAAATAAATATGTTCAAAGTTGATGTTACTAAATATTACAAAAACAGAGCTGTATTTAATGATGCTTTAAAAGATAGAAAACAGCTAAAAAGTCTTAAATTAAAGGATTTTAAACCAATTGAACATTAATCGTTATGGGGCTAATTTTATTTTGAGAGAGAAAAAAAAAAAAAAAAAGATATTAGCCCTCATAACTAACTACATATAGCTAAAATGATAAAAATCGTACTTATATGTAGTATAAATACTTTCTTTAATTTTTTTGACCACTTGTCAAATATTTCTTTAAATTTTTATTAGCATACAAACATACTTCGACTAAAGCTCTATGATACTTGTATCTAATTTTTTCATGTGACCAATCTAAGTACATTCGTTTCATCTGTCTTAAACTTTTTCTGTTAGGAAAGTTTCTTAAATAAATTAATTCTCTGGTTTCTGGTTTTGCGTCAAGCATCACCAGCATTACAAAATCATAAATTGTAAGTTGTCTTGATGTTAAGGTAATTCTAAGTCTGGCAGTAGTTGCATCGAAATTCTTTAAACTTTCTTTGTCATGTCCAATACCTATGGCATTTTCTATTACTTTATACATTGTAGGTAGTGTTTTAGCTTTTACTTTAGGCATTTTACTATCGCAAAAACTACTTATTTGTAAAAATCTATCTAATTGGTCAGTTGTAAGGTTACTTGTCAGCATCTTTATATAAATCCTCTAAATATGTATTAAACCTATCTTTGCTTAATGATTTTTGTAGTTGTTTGGTTTTTTTGTTTTGGTCATATTGTTTTCTATTAGCCATCCTCTTTTTTTTAGCTAAGCTGTATGTAAAATTATGATTTTTAGTAAAGTTCTTCAGAATCTTGTCTATTTGTAATTTCTTATCCATATATATATTATTTTCTATTAATTATTATCTATTTAAGAGGTATAAAAATTGACCCCCCCTCAGTCAATTATTGACCCCCATCATTAATCTTAATAATGGGAATAACATTAGCTGTGTTGATAACTTGTTTAGAAAGTTGCCGCTTTTTTGCCTTTTTCATAATTTTAGACATTTTCTTTCGTCTACCAATATTAGTGGCTATGTATTCTTGCATTAGGCTTTTTTCAAAAGTAAATTTATTAGGTGCTTTCATTTCTGGTTGGTTTCTAGCCACCAGGCCAAAATTAGCCAGGCGGTCAAGGTATTTACGAAGTGTAACTTTAGATTTAATACCAGTGCGCTTTAATAAATAATTATTTGTAATATTGATGCCAGTTTTACAATTCTTAAACCTACATATTAAAATATATAAAAGCTTTTCATGGCTGTTTAAATTTAAGTTATCTAAAAGGTCAATGCCCACTTTTTCAAATGTCCAACTCATAACCTGGCCTCATCTTTCTGGTCTGGCAAAATTGC